AGTGAGCCTCCTCCCGTAGAAGTTGCAAGTATGACAGAAGAGACTTATAATTATAGAAAAAGAACTTTTACAAGGCTTAATGTGTCTTTTACAAATCCTTCAAATTATGGTTGGTTTAAGCATGTAGAAGTGTATATTTCGAGTGATAATGCGACTTGGGAATATCTTTATTCCGTGAATACTAATTTTGCCATAGATAATGTCGAAGAAGGGCAGAATTATTATATTAGACTTAAAGTGGTTTCAATTTGGGGGACAAAACAATTAGACACCAATGACACTAAGTTGCATAAAAAGATTGTAGGATACACCGTTACTCCTGAATCTCTTTCCA